TGTTGGCACCAACTTCGTGCAACACACGATAGTATCCCCAGGCTCGTGTGGTCTTGGGTTTTTTCCATTCTTCGAGAATCCACGAACTGCTATTCTTTTTATCTTCGCCGCCTACGCCAAACACAAATTCTAAATTGCTATCTATCACATGCATTTCGGGAATGTTTTTGTCAGTGCGATCACCACCATTGGCAAATACCAACGTTGCGTCGGGGTAGTGTGCTCGAACTTGTCGAATAAACTCTTTGGCCGAGTCATCTGCATCGTCAAATGTGTATGTTTCGTCTACCATGGTAAGATTGTTTATCACACACAATCTTTCCGTCCATGGCATAAACGGCCGACCTTTTTTGCGTGTGAGCCATTCATCTGAATTGAGCCCTACAATTAACATGTCGCCCAGTGTGCGGGCTGCTTTAAAATAAGCAATGTGTCCAGAGTGTAGCGGATCAAAGCCGCCTGTTACAAGTACGATTTTCATAGTTTTTCCATCCCAGTGGTTCTTACCGTAAATTGATAAATAAATTTATGCATTACATTATTTACAAGACTTTTACATCCAGTGGAAAATACTATATAGGTCGTCATTCAACTAACAACCTAAGTGACGGTTATCTAGGGTCTGGTAAGTGGGTTAAATCAATTAAGGATAAATCATTGCTTACTAGAGAAATTCTTGCGTTTGCAGAGTCTGAGTCAGAACTCAAAGTTCTCGAAGAACAATTTATTATCAAGTCAATCGATGATCCAAACAACATGAATTTTAACAATAAATCAACTGGGTGGCCAACTGGAGATTTAAATTGGGCACGGACGCCCGGAGCAAAAATAATAAAGAGTAGTCGAAAAAAAGGGCTTACACTTGAAGATGAGTACGGTGCTGAAAAAGCAAAATTAATTAAACAAAAAATATCTAAATCTAGAACCGGGCTGAAAACTAATAAACCAGCATGGAATCGCGGTGTTCCCTTATCATCTGACACACGTAAGCGTATTTCTAAATCTATCTCTGCACAAATGTTATCAATGACCAATGACGAGCGTAAAGAAAAATTTGGTCATATCGGGGATAAAAATGGATTTTTTAATCAAACTCATAAAGATTCTACAGTTCAATTGCTGAAGGAAAAACAAAAAGCAAATAGGCAAAATAATCGGCTAACTTGTCCACATTGTCTTAAAAATATTGACAAACCTAATTACTCAAGATACCACGGAGACAATTGCAAGTTTAAAGAGTAAGATCTTCCATTCCAGCCGAACGTAATCTAATGAGGTGCCCTGCCATCCATTGTTTAGAATCTAGTCCCTTCATGATACCCAACCATCGATTGCGTAGATATGCCACTTCGTTGATTATGGTTTCATAATCAATCACTTCATCTTCGCCATCCACATACTTTTCTGCGTCGCGACTGGTGAGCGCACGAGCATATCCTTCCAGATACTTTTGAAAGTGTTTTCTGCGTATCTTGCGCAGTTGGATATTAAGAAAGTTCAACACAGCCTCAATCTCTTGAAGCTGGTTGTATCTAAACTCAGTGATGCCCGGAAGTGCTGTGATATTTTTTTCAACAATTCCAGCAATGCGGCAGTCTTTTTTAGCATCAGTTATTTCACGCTCGTAGTGTGCTATAAAATCTGGAATAGCATCAAGACTAGCAACTACTCGACTGTACCACATTAATTTTCCCAGTCGTCTTCGTTGGGATCCTCTTCTTCGATATCTTCTTCGTCTTCTGCATAGTCTTTATCATTGTCAAGATACGCGGTAAGTGCTCGTTTGATATCAGTGTCACCTTTAAATGCGGTCCGAATATCCTCAACGTCCGAATCATTGTCCATCAAAACTTGTACCACAGTTTCTGCTGCCTCGTTGCGATCAACTGTGTTTACAAATCGTTTGAGTTCGCCCCAAATTTCTGCTGCTATTGTTTCGCTCATTCTGCTTCCTCCTCACCGGTACTTACCTCTTCCTTGATATTTCCAAAGTCTTTCATCACAGTGTCAAGACAGTTGTCATCATTGCGTTCCCAGCCTTTGCGGAACTTCTTGATGATTTCACCGTGACTGGTAGTAAACACTAGGCTGTTGCCTTCTTTCTTGAGCAGGCCTTTTTTCTCAATCAAGTCTGTCAGACCTGAGTATGGACTCATGCCTGTTGTGTAAGGAATCTTAACTTGCACACCTTCAAAGGGTTTGGCATAGCGTGTTTTCATAACTTTACAACCAGCACGGATGCCCATTACATCAGAGATCTTGTTGCCGTCTTCGTCCTCTTTTAACTTCATCTTTTTCATGGCCACAACAATTGATGAGGCGTAAATGAAACCTTGTCCACCTGATATCTTATCATCTGGGTCAAACATGTCTTGGCTTGCGTATGTGTGATTGGTACAGACCAAGCCTACATTGTAACTACCAAACATGTTCACACAGTTACGCACCAAGGCGGTGAGAGCTTTGGGCTTACGGCCTAGATCACCCTTCATTTCGCCTGCATCAAACTGATTCACATCAGTGGGTGTTAGCAACATGCCCAATGAGTCAATTACAAACATGACCTTGGGACGCTCGCCATCTGGTAGAGACTTGTAGTCACTCATGAATGTGGAGATAGTCTTTGCCACATCATCAATCATGGCCATGCTCAGTTTAAGCAATTTGCTGTCACTTGTGTCAACACCAAGTGCCTTAAGCCAATCTTCGTCAAGAGCATTTTCCGAGTCAATCAGCACCACAAAGATACCTTGCTCTTGTGCGTTCTTCACAATATTGCCTGAACAAATATAACTCTTACCTGCGCCAGAGTCTCCGGCAAACACAGTTACCTTGCCTAGTGGAATGCCACGATTAAAGTCGCCTGAGATCAAATAATTTAATGCGTAGTTGCCTGTTGAGATCCAATCTGTTGGATCATTAAAACCAATCGATAGGCCGTCGATTGATTTGGTAATTTCCTTGCGGAATTTTGAGACGTCGAAGGGTTTTCCCATGTATCACCTGTTATAAAAATAGAAGAACACAAGAGGTTGCCCCCTTGTGTTGGTGCAGAGATTACTGCTTGTTTTGACGTGAACGGATCATGGCCAAGATGTCTTGGGCATTACCACTTGGTTTGGCCGCTGACACAGGTGCGGCAGCAGGTGCGGGCTCGTCGTCAAACGAACTGTCAGCTACAGGTGCTGCCGGAGCGGCAACCTTTAGTGCTGGCTTGGCAGCAGGTGCCGGAGTGTCTTCGGCATCACCGGCAGCAGCGCCTGGAACTTGTACACCAGCAGGACGGAAGTATTGACCCCAACGATCAGTGTCGTACGGCTGTCCATCTACTGATGCTTCAAACATCTCTTTAATTACTTTGAGTTCAACATCACCGGGACGCTTGGGCAGGTAGGTGCTCAAGTCATACAAGCCGTGTTTTTCAATGGCTGCTTGTTCAGCTTCTGTAAGTGCAGACTCTTTGCGTGCCCACTTTGACCCATTGTAGTCAGCAAATCCACCTTTGGCTCCTTTGCTGACACGGAAGTCCAGTCCACGCAAGAAGTCAGTTGGCAATTCTTCCAGTTCAGGATCCATCAACGCACCTTTGATAGTGGTAAAGATCTGAGGGCCGATGATGAATCGACGGATTGGGTTTTCTGGTGACTTGTCGTCAGCCAATGGATTCTCACGCACAAAGCCTTGGAAGATGTATGAACGTTTTTTCCAGTACTTGCGACCCATGTCTTCAAGGCTCTTGTCCTTGAACCATGTACGTACTTCTGCTAAAATAGGACAAGCGTCGCCCCACATTTCAACACAGGGTACTTGTACCATAACCTGCTTGCTCTCCATCTCTCCTTTGATGCCGTTGAACGGCAAACGAATCATTGCTCGTTCTTGCCAGAAGAATGTGTTTTTTGTATTAGCGTCGGGGAGGAAGCGTAATGTGGCTGCTTGGCCTTCTTCCATATTCCAATGCGGATAAATTGAATTGTCTCCGCCGGCGGATTGCCCACCTTGTTTGTTTTCTGCTGCCTGTAGTTTTGCTCTGATTTCTGCTAAAGATGCCATAGTATGTTTCTCCTTAAAAAAGTTGCCTATGTATATGCCAATCTAAAAATTAGATGTTTGTTGCCTGTGACGTCAACATAATGTTGCATACAACGTAAGTATATGCTTCTTTTCTGCTTTCGTCAAGTGTATTTATGTCATTTACGCAAATGCGGCATATTTTCTTGAAACAGTTTGCTCTTTTGCCATTGAGCATTAGTTATCTGGAGATGCTGGGCCTCTAGCCATTCTCTTCCAAGTGCCCAATCGGCCAAACTAGAATGCCGGAACCGATAGTCGCCAGTACATTCTAACGCAAACGTATGGCTCCACCCCACTGACTGCAATGGCAGCGGAGTGTCAGATAGATAGTGCCGGTACACTTCAATCAATTCGAATTCACTCATGACCATTTTTTTGCAGTCAACATCCATGGCCACTATCTGTTCGCTTTCCAGTAGGTCTAAATGCAATTGCGTAAAGTTTCGATTGTGATGCTGTTCTACTCTGTTTCTCAACTGAGTCAACAACTTTCGATCAAGTTGTCTAAATGGTACTGCACTGGCACAAGCTGGAAAATTATCACATAAGATTTGATCGTGTTCACTGTTCAACATGTACCGAATGTACATTCGATTGCCTAGTGTGATTGGATCAGACTCAAGTGCATACAAATGGTCTATTTTAACTGGTACAGTATCAAATTCTAAAGTTTGTTCAAAAATGATATCTGCATCCACCATCAACCACGAATCGCCTGGTAGGTATTGATCAAGATTGAGTTTGACCAACTGCTGTCGCCACCATCCCACTTTACACTTGTCAATCAGTGGTACATCATCCACACGGTGGTATACCAAATTATCAAACTGCCAGTACTGCTGACCTAGATAAGTTTGTATGTCTTCAAAGAAATTTGGCCAAGGATCAATTGCATGTGCATGATTGGTATCTACTATGACATGGATGGGCTTTGCTGGAAAGTGCTGCACTATGGATTTGATACACAGGGCAGTTTGGAACGCATAACCAGGCCAAGTGGTTATGGCATAACAATCAAAATTCATCTAGTATATATTACTTGATCAATGCTAGTGTTTTTATTCTTGCCAACCATGCGTCATGATCATGTTCTTCCATCATGGGAGCAACTGATCCTGCTACTGTGCCCATTTCATACATGCCACATTCGGCCAGGCCGTGTTCTGGACAGTATTCGCCTTCCATGGTAGTGTTGCATGAACTTTCTACCATGCTTGATCCACCATCGGTGGCTGCCTGACCTAATGCGCTGCCAATTGCTCCGCCCACTGGACCAGCTACTGCACTACCTAATGCACTACCTGCAACTGCGCCAAGCACACCTTCACCTACTCCATGATTAGTTTCGTCTAATCCTGGATTGGTTTGGTAGTGGTTGTATGCGCTTGCTACATCACTTATAAAGTCCTCGTCATGCGAAATTAAATTGCGAGCAGCTTTTGGTGTCATACCAATAGCAATCAGTTCATGATATACTGCACTGTAAAAATCATTGCTGGATTTGTCTGTTGCCATTCCGGGTTTTTCACGGGCTAAAATTTTGGCAACTTTTTCATAGGTGTATTCAGAGTTTTCGTGAATACGACTTTCAGCTACTGGCACACCAGCATATTTCAGCATGTCATTAAGTTCTTTGCCTTCCGCCACAGCTTGGTCAGGAGCAGTGCCTGGTGCTTGTTGACCAGCAGCAGGTGCCACTGGCTGTTGTTGAGCAGCAACAGGAGTGGTGTTCATTTGAATACCAAGTTGTTGCAATCTGGCCTGCACATCGGTGTCATCCCAAATATTAGCACGAGGATCTTGGTCAGCCAGGTTATTGAGGATATCAAACAATTGATCGTCGCCAATCACATCATACAGTTGTTCTTTGGCATTGGTAGCGTCTGGACCAACAATGAGTTCTTGGCTCATGAGTGTGTTTAGTTTGGTCTGTGCTTCTGGAGTGTCTGGTAAGGCCCAGGTGCCCTCCATTACATTGTTGACCCAATCTTCAAAAATTTGTGCTTCTTTCATGGTGTTTGTTTCCTGTTGTATTCTTGCTAACATAGGCAAGGCTTGTTCTATTCTGGGATCAATGCGAGTTTCCACAAATAGATTTTTTAAATCTTCAACTACCAATTCTGAATCAGAGATATCAGCAGGAGTCCAAGATTCAAAATATTGATTGTATCCGTGTGACGAGGATAGTGTTTTGAGATTACGCTGTAGATTAACGTAGTACGTATTGGTTTCAGTCACAAGCTCTTCGGCAACACCTTCAAATACTTTTTTCTGGTTTGCTCTACGAAACTGTGACAGCACATTGAGTTGTTCAACTATTTGTGAAATGTGTTGACCACGAATGTCATAGGGATTGCCACCTTGTTTCACATGTTCAACCATGGCTCTGCCGCCTGACAACTTTTTAAATGGCAGCTTGAATCGCTCACCATCTGCAGTTTCAATAAACAAACTTTCTACATAACGGAATCGAGCATCGTTTTCTTCAAGATTGCGACTGTGCTTGATCATCAGTCTGGCTTGTGTTGGCTCTCCAGCATAGCTGATTTTTTTATTGCCGTAGTAGCTTTCAAACAATCCTTCTTTGATTGCTGCCATGCCGGCCATGGTGTATTTGAGTCTACTGATATTGTCTAGTTTGAACCCGCCACGTATTTTGCTGTTGCGCACAGCAAATGATTTTAGTTGTTCTAAAAATTGGTACCATTCAGTTTTGTCTTGTGAGTCCATGCCACGACCAAGATTGTCACCGTAAAACACTGTCATTCCATTGTCACTGCTCAATAAGATCACAGCTGTGCCGTAATTTTTACCAGACTGTGCCACCCAGTTAAATTTAAACATGTCAGCTTTACTGGGATCAGATTTGCCAGTAGCGTCCACAGGCGGGTTGCCAGTTTTTATATCCAGAGCTTCTGGATTGAAGTTACGAGTGATCAATAGATCGTTAAGCGCCTGAGACGGTGATGAAGTTACCATAGTGTTATATTTATGTCAATGAAGCACAGATATGAAAGGCATGGGTTCAATCACTGTGTCTCCATGGTCCCGCAACTGTGTTTCTAAGTCAGAATAAAAGCTCTGTAACACAGTCATCATACGTACCGCTAGGATGCTGGCCATTATGAGATCGTCTGTTTCGCCAATTTTTGCAGCGTATCCCAGTCCAGATGCCACAAATGTTTTTAATTCACTTATCAAGCTTCGGGAGTTGATGGTCATGCGCCCAGATTCTATTAGATTTTTTAACTTGGAACAAGCACTCAGCTTGGTTTTGTTGGTGGTATTAAAGCCTTTTCTAAAGCGTCTAGAAGTTGAGCTTGTGGTGTCGCTTAAAAAATATCCTGGAATGTTTTCTTCACCGTATTCTGCAATGCTGATTAGGGCTGCTTCACCAATGGTGTTGTTTTCCACTGAATAATAAACACTTTTGTCATCCTGCACTGTTTCATGCAGATGTTTTATGATATCTGCTAGTATGCGTATTTGTTCAGGTATGGGGGTGAGATTGTGTCGCCACTCTCCTACCTGACGAGTGGTGTTGGCTTCAAAAATTTGAATGGCCGCTGGATCACCACCGGTGCCCAAGCTGGGATCCAGAGCCACCACATACACTTGATCTTTGCGTATGGGTTCATACCAACGCACCTGCCCAGTTTTGTATGTGGGTTCTTTCCCAGTTAAGTCTAACAGTTTGATTGGAGCAATTAGTGTTTCGTCATTGATAATGAATTCGCAACCCATTTCTCTACGAAAACGATCTTCGCCTAGAGCTGCCCGTGATTGTATTGCCCAAGTTTCATCTCGGTCTGGGTGTTCGTTCCAGTAGCTGCGAAATGCTCTGAATCCATTGATGCCTAGTTCTGTGGCATTGCCATGATCATCTTCGCACTTGTTGGCACTTTTCCATAAGAACGCAAATTGATCTTCGTCTGAGTTGGGAGTTGATGTAATAATTGCTTTACCACCTGTGGCCAGTGTGGGCGAAATAGAAGTCCAAAACTCTTTGGCAATAGTGGGCCGCACATACGCAAACTCGTCAGCGTACAGCAAGGATATTGACATACCCCGGCCGGTTGTTTCTGTTGTGGTTGCTGATACTATACGCGATCCATTTTCAAAGTCAATAGATCCTTTGTTGTAGCTGGTTACACCTGCACGAATAAAGTCTGGACACAGTTCATAAGCGTATCGAATGCGTTGCATGATCTCTTGTGCGCCTGTGTATTTGTGTGCAGCCACTAGAATGGTAGAGTCGGGCACAAACATCGCATACCACAACAGGTATCCAGCTGCTGAGGTTGACTTGCCTGTTTGTCTGGGCATCATTGATATGGAAAAACGATAGTTGTGATATGTATCAATCAGTCGTTTCTGATATTCAAATGGATGATACACCATTTTTCCCTGCGTAGGGTGTTGAATGTGGAAAAAATGGTCCATGAAATATGCAGGTCCAGTAATTGAATCTGCGCAGGCTAGAAAGTGCTCTAGTTCCTGATCACTGAATATTTGTTGACGATGCGGCGATTTAACTAATACGCCTTCTAATGACTTGGCCATGATCTATTTAACGGTTAATTTGTTCAGCAACATAATCTGCAGCCGCAGAGTGAAATTTTGGACCAGCATGATGACCGCAACGGGACCAATCAACTGGTATTGATGGGTCATGTTTTTCTTTGCTTATTTCGCCCATTGAAAACTTATAGTAAGGCACTTTGTTTTTTTCACATATCCATTGCATGGCGTCTGTGTTTTTTTCCTGATTTAACTTGTAGTTTTCTTGATGTTCGTACCATGCATTTATTGTGGCTTTTATATCAGCAGAACTAACAGGTGCATGTGGAGAGCTCACTGCTTGCCATTTACTGTCTGTGTATACTTCAAACCCGTCTTTTTCTCCGCCAACTTCAATCACCATTATTGTATTCAGTTGGGAGATATAATTTTTTAAAACTCGATACATGGTATCTAAACTCCCAGTACCAGTTGCTAGATTCCAAATTGGTACGTTTATTTTTTTACTCAACTGTTCAGACCATGTTTGATGTTGATGTAATCCCACTCCCACTGTGGGACTACTGCCCAATATCATGATTCTTTCTGACTGGTCAAATTCATCTGTGCGAAACCCACCACTGTTGAATTTATATTCAATCACAGTGTTGTTTGACCACCCTGACTGAACCCAGGTTGGGTAAAATGCCGGATCGTTGAGTAATCTTTGGTTTTTGGGGCGATCAGTTCCCACCCAATTTTGTGTTAGATTAGCGTATTGAGAATAATTGTGAAGGCAATGCTGCATCAACAAAATTACGTTAGAGGGGTTAATTACACCAAGACGTTTTGGCTTCGCCGTAGTATTCACGGGCAAAACCGTTGGCAATAAGCATCTGACGCAGGCTTTGTCCGTTTAGCAAGACATCTCCGAGCACACGGCCGCCATACTTGTCCCAGTCCATGAGTACCACCTGTCGTTGTGAAGCCTGGGCAACGGCTGCTTTGGTAAAGGCCGAAGCTGCTTCGCCACGCTGTGCTTCACTGGCACACTGAGCGCGGAATCCTTTTTCAGGAGTGTCAACACCAAAAACTCTAATGCTGAGTTCTTTCTTGAGTGGTGCAGGCAAAAAGTCTGCCTGAAATGCCACTGTGTCACCGTCTATGACTCTGGTGATCATAGCGTCATAGGTCACGCCAGGACGTTGTTTGCCTTGGGCAAATGCTAATACAGGAACGATCAGTAAGAGAAGGATGAGTTGTTTCATTTAGTATTTATAGTAGACTATTTGGTAGATTAGCGTGGGTAGCCAGCAAATGCTTTTACGGGGCTTGTTGTGCAGACAAAGTTAGGTTCTAAACTATTTGGGGCACTTATTTGTATTTTTTTGCCAGGTAAACCGGCCATTTGTAATGCTTGGTCAATGATTGGCCCAACACTGTCATTGAATCCAGCAATCACAGCATCTTCGCCAAATACTGTGTCTGGGCTCCAGGCAGGTGACTTGTCAGTGATGCCATCTGTTCCAGCGTCACTACGTGCTCGAGCCATGGCCACACCCAGTCGATATATTTGATACGGATCACTACCACTTACGCCAGGCAACACAAACACATGATTCATAGGATCTGCTTGCTCGGGTGGCAATGCTGCTTCTTCGCTGAGAAATTCACGGGCTCTCATCTCGGATAGCCCTTGAATGCTTTAACCGGGCTTGTGAGATTTACTCCCGGAAGTTCTTCGCTTTTAAAGTTGCCCTTGTTTAGGTCTTTGTATTCTGCTCCAGCAGCTTTAAATGCCTTGACCAACATCTGTTGTTCTTGTTCTGTGTAAGGATGTGCGCTGCGATCTTTGCCAATCCAAGATTCACCATTCATGTCTGGAACAAATGTTCCGTCAGTACATGCCACAGCCATCATCACACGATTTAGTGTGTAGGTGCTGTCAGTTCTACTGGGATCAAAAAACAAATCCATTCCAACACTTGCATCTTGCTGGCGCGGAGTAATTTTGCCTCTTGACTCTTGAATAACGAACTCTCGGGCTCGCATGTTATCTGCCGTTTGATCCAGCTGTGGCTGATGTTGCGGCGCCAATGGCTGTGGCAGTAAAGCCTGTGCCTGTCACAATATTGAGATAATTGCCCACGCCTACATAGTACTGTTGAACACTGTTGCCTGGAACTACTATTGCATTTGCATAGATGTTACCTGTTGCGGTAGTCATACTTGCGTTTGCTGGAACTCCATTGGCCTGCACGTAGGTCAATTGAACTGCGGAAACTTGAAAAGTCACATTGGCAGTGGTAGTGGAAATTTCAACTTTGTCAGTTGTCCAGGCCACATTTGATACTGCATTGACAACTTGAATAGCCATTATGTTAGTCCTTTGTTAAGATCTGTCACGCTCACAGGGCGAAATAAATTTGTAGTTTGCGTAATCACACCAGGTATCATTGCTGGTTGATTGCGTACCTCTGATGGTGTTGGTGCCGGCGGATGACGTTCCGCCAGTCGTTTCATTGTGTCAGTATAGTTGTTGTACTGTTGTGTCATTTTAGATGTTAAACTTAGAAAATTCTTTCATCAAACTTTCTTCAATTTTCTCTTCTTCTTTTTCTTTTTTGTCGTCAACAGCTTTGGCCATTGGCTCTTCTTTGTCGCCATCTTTGTCCATGTCTAGGAAGTCAGGCTTCTTGGCTTCTTGGATGCCGGCAATGTTACGCATGCGGCTCAACATCTGTTCAAAACTTTCTGTAACTGACTCGTCGCACTCGCATGGATCACAATCGCAAGCTGAACATGTTTTGTCTTCATCAAGCTCTTCAGTTTCTTGAGATTCTTCAACTTCTTCAGGCGCTGGCTCTTCTACTTCCTCTTTCATGGTGCGTTCCCATGGCTTGAGATTGTCTTGCTGAATACCGGCCATTTCCATCATTCTGCGAAGTTCTTCGTCGCCCATTCTGCTGTCTTGATTTGCAATTACAGGCACAGTGGTTTGACCAGTTGATTTTGGACCGTTCATGCCGCCACTATACATCATTGAATCTTCTGTGCCTGTTTGGTCTGTAGGATAATCTGGATTGTTCTCATCCACTGCTTCCTGTACATCGCCGCATCCGCAATCGCCCATACCGCAAGTTGGGCATGATTGTTCCTGGCCCATCTCTTGTCCCATTTCTTGTCCCATTGGCTCACCACCGCCAAGTCCTGCTGATTTCAGCATCACAGCCAATTTCATAGCATCTTCATCTGTGGCTGTAATGGTTAGACTCTTGCCGCCTTCGGTTGAGTCACTCATGTTCACGCTCATTGATTCAGCAATCATGTTTTCTAATTCACGATTGATTGAGTCATAGATGCCTTTGCCATACGAGAAGCCACTTGACGCTGTAGGAGTATCAGCACCGCCTTGCTCTTTTACTTTCTTAGGCTTGTCTTCTTTCTTGTCTTTCTTTTCATCGTACTCAATGTCTTTGGCAACTTTCTTGCCGGCCTTTTCGGCCTTGTCATCTTCGGAGCCACGCTTTTTGCCATGGATACCATCTTTCTTCTTTTCATCGTACTCAATGTCTTTGGCAACTTTGCGGCCGGCTCGTTCAGCATGGCTGTCACGCTTGCGTGTGGACTCTTCGCCCATGGCCATTTCTTCATCGCCACCTTCTTGATTCTGCATGTAGTCATCCACAGCAGTCATCATGCTTTCAATCTTGGCCAATTTGGATTGTACCCATTCTGGCAAGTTGTCGTTGTCGCCCAGGATCTTTTCCAAGGCTTGTGCATGACGCACAACAGTCTTGATGCTGTCTTTGGCCATGTCGCCTTCTTGGTCGTATTCGCCTTTTTCTGCTGGATCAAAGTCATTTTCTTTGGTCATCAACTTTGATTTGCCTGATGGTCCTTTGGCGCCCATCTTGCTGCCTGTACCAGCTGGTCTTCCGCGGCCGCGAGCTTGTGGTTGAGCGTCAGACGCATCATCGGCACCTACTGAATTGCCTTGGTCATCCACTCTGCGAGTTACTTTGCGTCCTGTAGCAGTTTGTTCAATGTCGTGTTTGTGTCCACGTGTGACAGATCCAACTTTAGGAGCATCAACACGAGGACGCTTGTGTGCTGTGAATGCATTGTCAGCACTGCTTTCGTCAGCTGGTTGTTTCTTAACACCTTTGCGCAACATCTCAAAGTCGGTGGCATCATTACGGTCTAATTTTTTCTGGCCGCCACTCAATGCACCTTTAATGGCTTCGGCAGCTACATCACCCAGCATTTCGTCAACTTCTTTCTTGGCGCCGGCAATCTTGTCGGCAAAAGTAATTTTGTTTGCAGGAGGCGCAAGTTTGGCAAATGACTTTTGCTTAGGTGTCATTGACGCCCCGGCCTCTGGCAGATTGGGTTCTGCATGTGTACCTTGTGCGGCTTTTATACTGCCTTTGAGACTGGAGATTTGACTACGTAATGGCAAGCCTTTTCTTGGTCCTTTTTCTACAGGACTGCCGCTGCCGCCGCGCCCAAAGCCCTTGCGTAGTGGATCGTTGTGGTCAAATTCGCTACCGCCTATTTTGCGTTTTCTACCTTCATAGTCATCGGGTTTTGGATTATAATAGAGCTCATCGGCGTCAGGGCCGTAGGTGTAGTCTAGTGGTTCTACTGTGTACAATTTGTCTTTGTACTTTGGGTCACGGTATTTGGCAGCTTCGGTTGTTTTTTGTTCTGGCTTCTTGCCTGTTTGTGGCACACCCATCTTACGTTGCAGGTCACGCATCATTTCAGCATCGTCACCATGGCCCAATTTGTTTAGCGCCGCGCTGCCAACTTTCTTGGCCATACCGCCAACTTTACGGGCCATGTCTCCCATGCCTTCGTCCACTTCTGTATTGTCATACTTTTCATAGCCCTTGGCAGCACGGCTCATGTCGCGCTCGTTCAATTGCTTGTGAGTGGTCTCTGGCTTCTCGCGAATGGAATCCAGTTTTTTGTTTATTTCGTAAAAAAATGTCATTTTAATTATCCTCTTGGGTTGGCGCCAGTTGCTGGCCGTGGTTGACGCTTGATCGTGGTCATAGGGCTTTTGTTGCCCTGGGGAATCTCATTGGTAGTCTTGGCAGGTGGAGTCTTGCCGCCAGCAACAGTAAAGTCACTACGGTAGGCATTTTTCAACACAGCGTGATCGTATGGACCAATGGAATAGTCTTTCTTGAGTGCTCGTTGTTCAGCAGTAGGTGCTGGATAGTCAGTGTTGGCCAACAGGTCTTTGTTCTGTGCTTCAATGCTGGATATTTCGTTGCTGATGCCTTCGTCATACTCGCGAGTCTGCATGGCAATATGATTGGGGTCGAATCCCAGTAACTGTGCCAACTGTTTGATTTGTGGTTCAATTGCAGGATATCGAAAATTAACATCAACAAATGTCATGCTTTCATTTTCTGCACCAGGAAAATCTTTGATAAGTTTTTGTACTGGTGTGGTTTTTGGGCGTGACACACTGACCACGTCAAACTGCGCCATTTTTTCTTCAAGATTTTTAACAAATCCTGCAGGCACATCCCCTAAGATTTTGATCCTGTAGTTGTATGTGCGTTCGCTTTCTACTATGTACTGATGAAATGTTTTCATATGGATA